TGGCCATCACGACGGCACGCCATGGGAGCGTAAGCACCTTCGTGGCGCCGAGCACTCGAAGCTCCACCTCGTCTCGAGCGGTGATGACCCGATCCATGGGCCCTCCACCGAAGGGACGCATCGCCGGCACGTTGTCGAGACAGATGAACGACGAGCCTTTGAGAGCGTACCCGGCGAGGATCTTCTCCAGCTCCACGTCGTCGGTCGTGTAGTTCATGCGTGGCGCCCCGCGGCCCGTGGACACCGTGGCGATAGCGTCGGTCTGGAGCGTCTTGCCGGAGCCGCGCGTGGAGGCGTCGAACAGGAACGCGGGAACGGAACCCAGAATCGCCGGGCGAGCCACAAGGGTCAGAATCGCTGCGAGCGGGACCGATCGGTGAGCTTGGTTCACGTACGGGAAGTCCGCGAAGATCTCACTGAGAAAACTAAAAGCCCACCGCGCGTTTTCTTGGGTGGCCGTCTCGTCTTTCACGTCCGGGAAGTTCTCGCTCGGCATGTACACGTAATGCGTGAAAGGGTCGTACCCTGTGGTTTGGATGATGGTGCCATCTGGTTTCATGATCGGCGTTTCCATGACGCCGATGATCGAGCGGATCCCGGGCCAGTTGCCTTTGCGAGTGTAAACCGCGCCCACAATTTCGTCGGTGGGGATGATCGGAACTAGCTCCTCGCTCTTCATTTTCTGAAACACCGCGACCTTGGACAGACGCTCCCGCACTGTAGGGAGCGCGAGTTCGCAGATTTGCGGGGTTCCCTCAACGAGTTGACGGTGCATCTCCCCGTCGTCGGTGACGACCAATGACGACGCGTCGCTCTGCTCTCTCGACACCCTGGTGACGCACACGAGCTTCTTCTCGCGCTGATAGAGGTTCGGATCGGAACGGAGCGCCTTGATGGCCTCGTCCACGTTCTTGTACAGCTCGGTCGTGACCCTGATTGCTGGCCGCACCGATTCGGGAGCGAGCATCCACGGGTCGTCGGATGGGGCTGGCGCTATTTTTGGAGCATCGGAAGGACTGGACTGCGGATCCGCCAGAACCATCGGCACCCTGAACGTGCCTTTCTCGCGGATGGTCCTCTCGGCGCTTCCAAGGGTCGCTCGGATCTCGTTTTCTTGGAGTCCGGAAGCTCTCGCAGCTCGAAGGAGTTCGTCGTAGACCCAGCTCCACTTGTGAGAGAGGCTGCACCCGCCGCAGAGATCGAAGCAGCGACACGCGCTCTTGAAGAGCGTGTTGTTTCGCATGCCCTTGCCGCACGCAGCGAGCGCGCGGGCTTCCCCGGTGACAGAGACCTCCAGATACCGTTCGGCACGGTTACGCGCGTGCCCTTTCTTGGAGAGCATCTGCGGCGTGTAGCTGTCGATCCATTTTGGCTTCTCGAGCTTCTTGAGAAGCTGCATCGCCCACTGCACGGGGAGCGGGGGCACTTCACCGGTACGTGTCCACTTGTAACGCTTTCCGTTCGCGTGGAGGCTCGGAGCAACCACTACCTGACCGCTCTCGACCTTGACGTCGACACCGGGTTTCCCTCCGAGTCCAGTGACGTTGACGAGTTGCTTGACGTCGACCTCTGGCGGAGCCGTGTAGAAGAGACGGTACCCGCGCCCCGAGTCGCACCGAGGCGCATCGGTCAGATCCCCGAATTCTTTCTGAAGCTCTGCGAAGCGATCCATGTCATCGATGTCGACGGCGATGAGGTAGTCGTCGGTGTTCGGTTGCTTACCGAGCACGATGCCGACGTTCGGAACGAAACCCAGGCTCGACACTTGGTTTCTGAGGTCATCGAGCGACAGGACTCGGCTCTGCCACTTGGTCTGAATCGGATGTTTTCCCGTCGACCCTTCGTGACTCTTGCCGCACGAGCACACGCCATTCTCATCCGGCGCATGAAGCAGAAGTGGACGGAGCCCCGCTGCGCAGTAAAGAACGAGCGCAACGTCGACTGTTTCGACGGTAAGCAGATCGTCGGGAATGGTCAGCCGTGGCGGTTTTTCATCCGCGTCGATCATGGTCATGGGCCCTCAGAAAAGAAAACCCCACGGCTCCGACAATTCCAACCGTCGGGAGCCGTGGGGGTAACGCGCGAGGCGTTCGGTGATGTGCAGTGTATCAGACATTGAGGTCGAGTTGAACCGGGCGGACACACGAAACTGGTGCGGTTCGATGCGCTCCGAAGTCCTCGCGTCGCTTGTGAAGATGCACCCGGAAGTAGAGAGACTTGGTGCGGGTGAGCTTTTGTCGACGAATGCCGCAGTGAATGCAGTACTGCCTGTGCGGCGCGAGCGGTTCGAAGCGAAAGAAATGGCGCATCAGTACTCCGGCTTGAGCCCCCGCTGCCGCATGCGGTCGCGCCACGGAACGAGCTTGCCGTCGACCCAGAACCCCCACGTGCCGAGCTTCGGACCACAACTAAAGAGCGTCCACGTTTCGCCGTGGAGCTCGGTGATGATGTGGTAGTCGTCGGGCTCGAGGCGGTTGAGATCTCTGCTCCGGACGTCAAGCGTCTGTGTTTGTTCGGTTTCTATGTTGAGCCGCTTCTCCGTGTACCCACCCGTGAGTACCAGCGACCTCGCCCACGCCCACGGATGACTGTGCGGCGCGAGGTCGTAGTCCGGCGTGTGGAACCGGTGGAGGTAGATCGAGAGCGGGTACTTCTTGTCTTCGCCGTCCTCCGGCATCCACCCGTGGATGGCGTACCGGGTCATGTACGGCTTGCCGTCGTCACGGGGGATGTGGCGGATACGGAGACCGAGAGTAACTACCCCCAAAAATTCAAGTACGTCTTTTTCGGTTTTTCTGACGGACATGTCTAGAATGTCCTCGATCGTTGAAATCGCTTTTTCAGGAATGATGTGAGCGAACGTTTCTCGAGCCCACAGTCCTTGAATCGTCATTACGTCCATCAGGATCTCCTTCCGTCTTTCGTCCAGTATCCAAGGAGTCCTACGATCATATTTTGCACCATCGCGTCAGGATCGAATTCCAAATCCCTCCCGTTCATAGTGCTCGCTCGGATCGCGTATTGAGCGGCTTCTCGAATCCCATCCGCGAGCTCATTGCGTTCTGGACCTATCCCGATTCGCATCGGCATAGGCGGTTTGTTGCGCTTCTTGGTGTAGAGCCAGTGATTCTGAGGAAGCGGGAACGAGACGATGGTTGCTCCGCTACCGTCAGGTAAACGAATCGATTTTTTTCGCGCGATGCCTACTTTTTGATCTTTCACGTGTCCCCCGTAATGAGCGCCGCGCGCTTCTCAGTCTGGCGCCTACGGCACCGTTCCTTGATCTCCGGCGTGTTGATGCGAGCGAGCTCCTTGTCGAGCTCGCCCTGCGCATCGACCCCGAGCGCCGTCGCGGCGCCGTAGAGCGTGACGAGGCTGCCGGCGATCTCTTGCTCGACGGTGTTGACGAGGTCGGCGGCGGAGGGGACGAAGCCGCTCATGGCAACTTAGCTTTCGCCATGAGTTCTTGCGCTCCCGCGGCCAGATCAAGACATTCCAGCGGATCGAATCCAAGGTCGTCGATCCAACGAACGGTCGACAAGATGAGACATCCGAGTTCCAGTTTGATCTCTTGCTGACGTTGCGAGGTGCCTTCTCGAAAAGCGCCGTGGGTGAGCCCCTGGACGTGCAGCATGAGTTCTTGGAGCACTTTGGTGAAAGGCCACTTGTTCGCGTGTCCCCAAATCTGCCGCCCCTGCACACGCAGGGCCGCGATCCCTACGCGCACGTCTTCTCGAACCGGTCCGTGTTTCCTGATGTCGACTTCCATTGCTCATTTCCCTTTCAGCGAAGGCCCTAGCTTGATGTAGTTCTTGTCGCAGTCCTCACGACTCGCGTTGCCCCTCTTCGAGTGCTTCGCGCAAAACTGGCGGTAGTACGTGAGGGTTACCTCTTTCATGTCGAGGTACTCTCCGCTCTCGCTCGTGATCCGACGAACTTGGAATCGATTGACCGCGTCGGCCGCACACCCCGGTTGATCGCACTTCGTTTTTTCTAACTCCAGCACGCGGCCTGGGATCATCTCCGGTAGCTGACCGATCAGAAGAGTGAGAGCCGCGCGCATGTCAGAGAACGGGATCTCGTGAACGACTTCGCCTTTGAAGTAGAGTTTCACGTTGATGCCTGTGCGCCATTCGTCGCCGCTGAGGCCGCTCGTTTTGTAACGAAGCGTTTGGACCAGCTCGATGCGGTCGTACGTTTCGAAGTCAAAGTGTCGTCGATGCCAAAGATCTTTCACGCCATCCCCACTTCCGTCTTCTTCCCAAAAATCCTGTCATACCCGTCCCGATACGCAGGCGTCGCGACCTGCGCCGGTCCGTTGTGAAAGAGCACGGTCCCTTCGTGCCAGCCTTCGTTGTCCGAGGCTCCGAGCTGCACGAGAGACTGTCCGGGCGCTACGGATTCGCCTTCTTTGGCGAACTTGACCGTCGTCTCGTGCTCTTGCCCATCCTTCTCGACGAGGGCTGCGTGACGGCCGTTGCCGAGGCATGGGCCGATCTTGAAGCGGGTTTTCATGGCCACCGTTCAGAGTGAATACGGTTGGCCAGGTCACGCGCATCCGCTTGTTGTCGTTCCGGTAGAGTCTTGATGATCTCGTCGCGTTGTTCGCAGGCGGTTTCCAGCAAGAGCTTCAGTTTTTGGATCTGCCGCTTGCACTCCTCGACCGTGAGTTCCGGCTCGACTTGTGCCGGCGGCTTGTATCCGGACTGTGTACACGCCGCTCCGAGGCCGCCGATGAGAGTCGAGGTAAAAGAAGTTTCGTCGGTCCACGATCTGTTAACGAAATCGATCGCGTCCTTGCGCGCCGTCTCCTGCCCTCGGCGGAACGCGGCCTCGGGCGTGTCAATACCAGCAACGGCGTTAGTTTTTTCTTTCTCGGCGCTCCAGATCTCCTTCCCGATGCCTGCGCGGTAGAGCGCGACTGCCACAGAACGGAGACGTCGTACGTCACCTCCGTATCGACGCGATCCTACCTCGATGAGCTTCGTGTCGCTCACGGCCTGATCGAGAGGCATCTGGTCCCAACCGTCATCCTCTTGATTCTCGTACAGCCGTTTTTCTTTTGTCGCAACTTCGAGCTGCGCTTTGAGTGTTTTGATCTCTTCGTGCTTCCGTTTCGCCGCGCGATCTATGTCGAAAATACATCCGATGATCCCGTTGCGTTCGACGTCGGCTGCCGAGAGTTCCAAAACTGAGCACAGTGCTGCCACCACGTTTTGAAGGGATACGTCCTCGTTGGTGATCGCATGTGACGTCCAGACCGTTTTCCCTTCGAGCATGACCTCGATGCCGGCATCTCGTTGAGCAATCCCGAAGAGGCCCATGTCGGTCTGAATTCCAACGCCCGAGAAGACTTGAAAAAGCGTCACCTCGTTCGAAGTCTCGATGAGTGTTCCTTGTGCGTTGCCGAGTCTGATCTTCATCTGTTCTTCTCCTCCACGATGCGTCGCATCTCCTCGTTCAATTGTCCGATCGGATCGACTACGAACCCCAGCGCCTGCGTTGCCTCACGGGCGATGTGCCTGTAAGCGACTGCCTTGAGTAATGCTTTTCTGTAGACATCAGCCCGTCGCTCACGACGATGCGCCGAGCGGATCTTCCTGGAGCGCTTACCCTTTCCCATGAGGCGGACCTCCGGTACAGAAGTAGACGCATTTGCCGTCGTGGTTGAGTGGACGGATGCAGCGGTGCTCTTTGTCGCCAGGTTTGCTCCAGTGGCACGTCTCGGGACATTTCGGCTGTTCCGGTGGAACACGAACTGTTTCTAGTGATTGAAGAACGTCTGCACGCCCTGTGGCGTACCCAAGCCTGTACGTCGTCCAGAGAACGATCGTGATCCCCACCGAAATCAACAGCGAGATCATTCGGCCGCCATCGGCACCGGACATCGGTGCGTTGGAGAGTCAGCGCCGCAGCTCACGCAGCGCTTCCCGAAATGCGCCATGACGTCACGACCGACACGACGGAGCGGGCGCGGCTTCCGTGGTTTTTTGACGCGTGGTTTCGGATGGTGACCCCGGATCGAGTAGGACTCGGGCCTTTTCGGCCCCAGAAGGGCTGCCTCCGCGAAGATCTCGATGATCTCGACCTGCATCCCTAGGTAGTTCAAAGAAAAGTCTCCCGGTTCGCTCGGAGCATGCCCAGCTACCTTTCAATCGACGGTTGGAAGGGTCAGCGTAAACCTACGCGGGGTGGCGGGTCAAGATCCTCGTTCAAGAAAATACCACTTGCGATACATCTGCAACTCAGCGTACTTTGCGAGCGTGAACGACGACACCATTGTTGTCCGGGTGCCTCGGGCATACCGCAGCAAAATCGAACGGGTGCGACGTAGGATGAGTCAGGTCGCTGGCGCCGAGGTAAAAACCAGTGCAGTGGTTCGAGCTCTTTTGGATCGGGCCCTGGAAGAGTTCGAGCAACGTACCCCGAAGACATCTCGGGGGGCCGCAGCCTAATGTTGCGTCCCTCCGACGCGAGGCCTGGAGCGAGCACGGAGATCATGTCTCCGATCTACACTGTCGGTCCGCTTTCAACGGTGACGGTCAAGCGCGGGTCTGTCGTCTACCGTCCAAACGGTGCCATTGTCCTGACCCCAGCGTGGATTTGGGCGAGGATTTGGACGCCTTGAAACTCTCCGACGCCCGAGAACCGATCCGCGCAGCGCTTCAACGGCTCGCCGAATCGCCGCGCGAGCTCCGGTGCTTCGTCATCATCAGGAACCCGCTCACGGGTCGCTTCATCCAGTACGGAACACCCCCGCCGCCGTCCAGATTCGGCGGTTCTGAACGCCTCGACTGCGGCGACAAGCCAATTTTCTACGACGGCACCGGTAATGGAAAGCCTGGCGGCTTCGCCGAAGAGATGAACAAGTGCTGCACCGTCGAGCGCGGCGTAGAGATCGCAATCAACATTCTCTCCTTATACCTCTCCGCCGACGCGGAGATCCGCATCACCGAAGAATCGACACACGTCTCACGACCTTCATGAAGGAGCAGAAAATGGCAGCAAAGAAGCAGCAGATGATCACGGAGAAAGAGGAGCGCGAACTGTGGACACGCTTCGCGTGCGCGACCCTCGAAGGGTTGAGGATCAAACCCGGCACAGACGTCGAGGACGTGACGGATTTTGTCGGCGCAATTGCCGACGAGCTCTCGGATGAGTTTTTGGAGCGCTTCTGCGGCGTCCCAAAAAAGAAGAAGGACTCGGAGCCGCCGTCGAAACCGGATCCGGACGACGATGACGATGAGGATGATGACGAGGATGACGACGAATGACCCAGCTCTCTCGTGAGCAGGCGACTGCCAAGGTCCGCAAGCTAGTGAAGCTCGCTGCGCACTCGAAGACGCCCCCGAATGAGGCCTCAACGGCGGCCATTCGGGCCTGCAAGCTCATCAAGCGGTACGACCTGCTCGATAGCCCGCTCGACGCTTTGGCGGCCTCTCCGGTCGCCCAGGCAGCGAAGACGATCTACGACACGGTCAACAACCCGAGTGTGAAGGCCGCCGGGAGCGTCATCTCCGATCTCTTCAAGAAGGTTCAGGCGGAGAGGCGGCGGTGAACGTGTTCTGGGTCGAGGCACACGATGGAATAGGGTACACGTACCGGATCCTAGTCATCGCTCGACGAGTCGCTGTCTGTACGTACGACACAGACCAGTACGCCATTCCGTTGAAGTTTATCGGGGAACTTTGGACCGACGTGGCCAAGCAAGCCATCGATCGCGGGCACACCTGGAAGATCCTCGAATGACCCGCCTCAAGGTCGTGTGGGCGTGGGTACGGACGTTTTTTGGGGCGTCGGCTTTGCCGCCACCGTCTTCACGACGCCCTTGAACTCGTATTCTTCGACGGTGACGTCGAGCCCCTTCGCCCACTCGACGATGCCGCCGTCGGTCTCCTTGTCGACGTGAAAGCGTTCGCCGGATGGGCGGACCACGATCCAAATTCTCTTGGCAGTCATGCGTCGGGTGCTCTAGGGATCCTGCCGGTTGCGATGATGCGGTACGCGGCTCTGAGGATGGTGTTCTGCATCTTCTCCGGCACGTCTAGCTTGAGCTCGCGCGCCGCGCGGTTCATCGCATCCTCGAAGGTCGTGTTGCCCTCCTTGCCAAGGATCTCGACCATGAGCTGAAGCACGGGCGCGTACTTGCGTGCGTCGAGCGGGATGACGGTGGCGGTCATAGTTGGCCCGGCAATTTCTCTCGCTTGAAGATCAACGAGATGCCCGATCCGTAAGGCAATATTTGAACCAACTCCCACCCTTCATCGCCGAGCTGAACGATCCGTTCTTTGACGGGTTTGGTGAGGTATCCTGGCGCTCCAGACTCGAGCGTCATGTACTCCCACTTCTTCATGTCTTCCCCTCCAGCGCCGCGAGCGTGCGTCGCTCCAACTCGTTCTTGAGTTCGGTGATCTTAGGATGTTCGGTGAGAGCGAATGGTCGGATCTCGGCTCGCTTCCGCTCGAAGAGGCGAATCGCGTTCGCGAGGTGCCGGTCGGTCATCTCGGCGATCTTGAGGATGGCGCCGTCACGGACGCGCCAGAGGCCGGGTTCCGGTAAACCGTGCTCACCAGGGTTCCAGCCTTCCCAGTTTGACTGGGATTCGTCTTCTAGTGGGTGGTGCGCGCTACTCTCGTAGATGGCATCTTCGTCGTCTGGGCCGTTGCATAGGCCATACATGTATTCGTACTCGCCCATGCTCATCCCGTCATCATCGTCGAAGCTCACGTCGTCCTCCACGTCACGAGAAGTTCTCCGGCTATGCGAAACCGCATCCGTCCCTTCACTCCTTCCGCGCCTTTCACGTAGTCCTCCCGCACGACCTTGACCTCGCACATCTGGAGCTCCTTCTGAAGTTCCCGGGCTAGCTTCTTTGGCGCGGAAGCACTCGACACGGACCGGGCCGGACGCGAGGCGCGCCAGGATGTCGGTCTTCATCTTGGACATACGATCCATCAGGATTTCTCCTGCGTTCGGAGCCACGTTTTCGCTGCCCTTGGCGGTAACCGCAACTCAATGCCACGTCGTACGAACTTGGGCGTGTACAACCCGTTCATCACAAACGGCAATATGCCGGTGTGTATTATGATCCCTTTGGACGATCCTTCGACAGTCAGCCGATGAGTGTCCCGTGTGGCTCGAGACGGGAAACTGAAACGTAGAACGCTAGATTTCGTGTTGAACGTGATCAGCACCGGCCATCCAGGTTTGAGTTTTAATCGCCTCACAACCGTTGCGTTCAAGGCGATGATTTTCTTTTGTCTAAACCCCTTCCGGACTCGAACTTTCGGCGAGATGTTGTAGCCGTCGAGTGGGGACAGGACCACTGTGTCGCTCACGTCGCCCGCCTCCGATTCTTGAGCCGCCACACGATGTCGGAGAGCGCCGTCTGGAGGAGCTTGCTCGACGCGACGGCCTCCGCCTTGGCGAGTGTCGGCAGAACGCCGAGAGCTTCCTTGATCTCCTCCAAGGTCAGGACAGCTTCGTCGATGTCCCTCTCGGACACGACGCGGCCCCGGGCCATCGAACGGGAGAGCGAATCTTGGATGGCCTTGAACTCGGCGCGTAGGTGATCGCTCACCGCTTCTTCCTCCGGTTGGACTTGAGCTCTTCGAGTCCTCGGGAGGCCGCCATGCGAAGTACGTCGGCCCGGGTGTAGGTCATCTCTCGGGTCGACATCTCCGCGGCGAGCTCGTCGAGTTCCTTGATGAGCGACTCAGGGAGTCGGAATGCGGTTTGTACGGTCTTTTCGGTCGCCATCTACGGTTCCTCTTCGTCACACCAAAGCGTCTGAGCGGCCTGCGCGCAGGCATCCTGCACATCGGAGCCGTGGAAGATCTGAACCGTTCCGTCGGGGCGCGTGAGCCGCACGGCGACCCGTCCCGTGGCGGTCATCTCGATGCAGTACATGCGCCCAGGGGCGAGCCAGTTGTTGAAGAGCTCGAAGATGCGTGTGGCCGCCTCGCCGCGTATGACGGCGATCTCTTGTTCGGTCAGTTGGGTCACGGATCTTCCTTTCGAAGGTTGAGGAGCGGTTCGAGCTCCTTGTAGATCTGGATGAGCTTCCTCGAGCCACGGCGTTCGAGCTTCTTCACGGGTAGGTCCCCCAGCTCGTCGCACACGTGCCCCGCTTCACGCATGGAGAGCGAGATGACGACGTGGTGGTCTGGGGTCGTCGAGATCTTCACGTGAACACCTGTCTCAGCCAACGCATGAACGACTTCCTCTGATCTGTGTTGATTCCGTTCTGCCACGGTGACGATCTCGAAGTTCCGAGTCCTCCCTCAGGCCAGTCCTGCCAGTAACCGCAACCAGGCGTTTGCTCACTCGGTGTTCCGAATGAATTGCCGCCGCAGTGCCACCGTTCGTGCGAGCTTCCGAAACAGTCACCGCCGCATCCGGGGCACACCCAGATTTTCTCGCCTTTGTCGGTGGTGACGAACGCGGATCTCATTTGTCCGCCATCGGAGCGCAGAGCGCCGCCGGGTCCGAGCTGCGCTTGCCGCAGAAGAAGCAGAAGACGATCATGCGGCCTCTAGCGCTTCGCTACTCGTCAACCGCATGAAGGCCACGACTACGAAGCCGACAACGAATCCGCCCAGGTGGGCGCCGAATGATGTGGTTCCGGCGCCCCCAGCGAAGGCGTAGAACACGTTGATGGCGGCGAAGATGAGGACGAAGCCGAGGAAACGAGGTTGGAGCACGGCGCCGAGCGCCATCAACCCGAACAAGCTGCCGGAGCATCCGACGAGAGCGTCAGTTGAGGCCGGGTCGACAACGTAATGGAGAGCCTCCCCTCCGAGCCCCGCGGCAGCGAAGAGAGTCACGAATCCGGCGCTACCGATGGCGTGTTCGACGATGGTTCCGAAGACGACCAGGAAAACGAGGTTCCCTATCAGGTGCCACAGATTCGTCGGGTCATGAAGGAGAAGACCCATGGCGGCGCCCTGGAACGTCGGTGCGGCCGGGACGAAGCCAGCGGCGAGGGGGTCGACGACGCCCCCGAGCTCGGCGGCGTAGACGGCCAAAATGGCCACGGCCAGGAAGAGGGTTACAGGGACACGGCTCATATTGGAGTAGACGTAGTATCCCTCCAGTATATTCCCTGTCAACCTTTCGTGTGGCGTTCGAATACCGTGGAGGGTAGATTCGTCGGAGCTAGGGCGTAGGACAGGACATGGCAACAGAAGAACAGCCAGGCGGCTTCGTCGTCCGCATCATCCCCGCCGTCGACCGCGCCCTGAAGAAGGTCGCGGAGCCGAGCTACGAGAACGACGCTCAGGCCATCGCGAAGGTCATGGTGCGCCACTACGGCGACGAGGCCGACGCGGTCGTGAAGCGGGTGCTGGAGAGGCTCCCGGAGGCGCGGAAGGAGAAGCGATGAGCGAACATTTCTACGGTCCCAATCCACTAAACGCGCTCGAGGAACAAGAGCGTGCTGAGGCTATCATGTTGGATCTGATTCAAGAGTTTCAGCGCTTGTCCGGCATCGCCGTCGAAAAACGCAAAGCTGTAGATCACGCTCTCAAGGAACTCGTCGAAGCTGAACGTGCAGCCGAACATGCCGGATGCAAAATCGACGAGGCGCGGAAAGAGAAACGATGAACACGGTCGTATGCAACCAGTGCGGCAACAAGGCCACGGTCACCTACACCGCGCGCGGCACGGAGCGTGTCCGCGCCCACAAGTGCCCCCACGGCAACAAATGCAGCCCACACATTGACGAGGTTCCTGGCCGGGCGTGTGTCGCGTGCAAGGAGAGAACGTCCACGGAGGAGAAACGGTGACGAGGGAGGAGGCGCGCGCAAAAGCCAATCAGTGGATGCGCGACAACAATAACGCGCTCGCTTTTCGTTCCTGCTGGAACTGTAACAGCGGTCACGAGCACCTTCGGAACGCCGACTACGTGATCTGGTGCTTCGAGTGCGGACGCTACTTTTTCGGTGGAGTCGACATAACGATCGACGAGAATTTGAACGAGTCAGATCGCGCTCTTCTCGAGCTGAGCCCGGAAGAGAAGTTCGCCGGGCGAGTTGCGGAGGCGGGGCAAGAGGCAGAGAACGAAAGGCGCCGAGTCTTAGGGATCATTGGCAAGGAGAAACAATGAACACGGACACTCACGAGTTCTGGCAAGAGGTCTACCCGGCGGACGACTGCGAGATCAAACCGCCGCGCGTGAAGTATCGTATGAACGACAATTGCAAGTACGAAACACTGATCCTCGAAGGCCCTTGGGTGATCGTCTCCGTGGCGGCGATGCCGGGTCACGCCAACGGTCTCTTTCACAACGGCAAACCGTCGCACGTGGTCGTCGTGTGGGCGAGGGAGAAAAAGACGTGAAACCACTCGACCTCAAGATCGAATGGATCCGCGGACGAGGCTACGGGGTCCAGCAGCGCGGCGAATGGCTCTGCATCTACGCTCAGGTGTTCGACAGGGTAGGACGCAGCAAAACTCGCGCGTTGATGCTTCCAGGAAACCCGACTTACCGACGCATTCGCGAAGGTCTGCGTACACACTTCAATCGTTCCGGAGCTGGAGCGGAAGGCGCTTTCAGATGACTCTAGGCTTCGAACTCGGGGAGTCGATCCCCGGCTAGCGCATGCAGCCGTGTGGCCCCGAGCGGTGGAGACATCGGGGCACCTTTCACCTAAATTACAACCATGATCGATCCATCCGTTATCGAAGCGGCCTTCGCCTCTCTTCCTTCCGCGTTCGAGCAAGCCTACGTGCACGAGGTCTCCGTCGAGATCTCGAAGGTCGCTGCGAACCGCCAGGAGGCGATGATCCTCGTCGCGCTCGCCTGGCACGAAACCAAGCTCGCTCGGAAGGTGCTCGAGGGGCACTGTAGCCAGCTCCCGAAGGGAATGCGGTGCGACAGCGGGCGAGCTCTGGGTGTCTGGCAGCTCCACCATGACGCCTGTCGTGACGCCTGGGCGCTTGCTACACCTAATGGCGGTCCGGAGGGTCAGCTCGAATCTCTGCCGATTCAGGCGCGGTGCGCCGTGAACCACCTTCGCTACAACATGAGGCGAGGGAAAGACTCAGCAAAAACGCCGATTCACGCGGCTTTCGCAGGCTACGCGGCGCGCACTTGGGACTGGCCGGGCGCCGACGCGCGGGTCAAGACGGTCGAGCAACTTCTCCAGTACTGGAATCGTTTCGTCGTCCAGGCGCAGCAAAATGTTGCGTCCACCTCAGGCTAGTCCGGTTCTAGTAGAATCGGGTCGTGCCTCAGTACATCACGATCCCGAAGCACGAGTTCCAGGCGCTCTTGAAAGAAGTGAAGCGCGGGACCGAGGTCTGTTCGGGCGTCGGTGAGCTCCGTACGAAGCTCCGCGCCCTGGAGGTCAAGCTGGCCGGGAATGTCGGCAAAGACGTCCTGGAGGCGCTCTCGCAGACCGTGGACGCGTGCCAGGAAGTGAACGGGCTCCGGATCGAGCTCTTGGCTTTGGAGAGGCGGCTCAAGGAGTTCGATCAGGAACTCACGCCGATCCGACCCCCGTCACGGACGGACATGCAGGCCGCGCACGAGGCCCAGGAGGCGTTCGCGAACGCTACCGACCTCGCTTCCGGGAAGAAGAAACCCGGGGACGGGCGGTACTAGGCTCCGCCGCCCTCCGTCCACCTCCCTCGACTTCGATCGGTTGCGCGTCCTTCGGTAGCGTCTTGACGCCAGTACGAGCTCCGGGGCCCTCCGCGTGCCAGTAGCCGCCCTTCCTCCAGACCTTGGCGGCTTCGTACGGGTATTGCCCGCCGCGCCGGAAGAAGATCTGCGTATGAGCGCCGGCCACGACCACGTGGGTCGCGCCGAGCTCGTGGTGAGCGTGGGCGATGAGGTCGTCGAGGGAAGTGAAGTCGGCGACGCGGTGGGATTCGAGCGTCGGTGTTTCTCTACTGATTTGCCGCGGCCCGGTGTCGAGCACAGGGTCGATTTTGATGATTTCCCAAGACTCGCCTTCGTCGTTCGAATCGTAGAACCCGAGTGATGCGGCTTCTTTGTCGTAGGCCCACTTTGTGGTCGTGAAATCAGGCGCCGCAGGATCGTCGGCGTCTTTGTACGTGATTTTCCAGAGTTTGAGTGTGCCGTGTTTGCCGGGTCTGGTTGCTTGACGCCCTGGTGCTTCAACCGTGTCCCCGACGCCCGCACGAAGCGGCACGACGCGCCAAGCGTCATTTTTCGAGAGCCAACGGTCTCCGTATTTTTCCGCTTCTCTTCGGCTCGGCCACGACATGTCGATGAAGTGGCGGCGCCAAGTAGTAGAGCCTTGTGGGTAGTTTACCTCTATGACGTACTCGGTTCCGCCATGGGTCTCTTGGATCCCCGGAAGACGTTGTTGCGGCCGTTCCGGATCCCAGTGACGCCCCCACCACTGATCCATTGCTCCGGCGTGCGCCCCCGCGTCGTAGTCGTTCATAGCCTCAGCGCCTTCCTTTGAGTGGAACGGCCTCGGTGTGTACCGGATCCCGAGACGTTCTGTGGCGTCTCGAATACCTTCGTTGTCGATCATCTGCGACGCCCAACCGTCCGTGGCTAGTTCAAGCGCGTCGTAGTTGGTGAACGAGCTCAGATCCCACCTGAGCCCGTCTTCATAGCCAGCGTTGTATGCCTGCCCGTGTCGAATCGGCTGCTGGCTGCTGCCATAGCGTGGTCCGAGTCGTGATGGTTCGGGAGGGCGGGCGGGCTGGAGATGACTCTCGTTTTCGCCGCGGAGTGTCGCTTGCGGGTGGCCATGTTCATCGTTTCCTTGCACGCGGCGGTTCCTCGTCGAGATCTTCTTCATCGACCTCGTCTTCGTCGGTTTCCTCACCCTCTTCTTCGTCCATGAGTCCCGCGATGAGATCTTCGACATCGCGTTTGTCCTGGATCGCCTCCAACATCCGACCAAGTTGATCGATCTCTTGCCAGGAGATATTGAAGGTCTCATAGCCCATGTCTTCGGCCTGCTCCCCGCCTGGGGCGCTCGCCAGGAGGCGCCACACGAGCGTCGGGTAGTCTTCGGGTCCGTGGTCGTAGTTCGGGAGCCACGAACGGAGCTCATCGATCATTTCTTGGATTGGTTTACGTGGCTTTGCCATTTTTACTTCCTTCGTTCCTTCACATACCCATCTGGGTATCCGTAGCTTCCCGGTACGACGACCGAGAGCGGTTCGTTTTTCGGACGGATGGCGTCCTCCCACGTCAGGCTGCGCGCGAGCCACCACGACGGGACGCCTTGGAGCCACGAGTCACCGCGTGGACTGATCTTCGTCAGAAGGTCGATGACTCTACGATCAGCAATCCGTACACGGGCTCTGAGTCGTTCGATTCGAGCTAGCTCCGTCGGCGTAAGCCAAGAACGTTCAACCCGACCGTATTTTCGGCGAAGTTGACTTTCATACGCGTCGAGCGTGTCAACCGCTTTGCGCCCCGCGGCGTGCAGGCTGTCCCATTTCTCCCGATCGGCCGCTGTCACCATACCCCCCAATGTCCGGGAACCCGCCCCGGCCGTCAAGGGAAGAACTTGACGAAAGTAAACGTAGGGTATACACAAGGTACTCACGTCGTTTTTCGGAGATTTGCAGCCATGAAGGAACAAACCTGGCAACAGTGGTGTCGCGCGGTCGTCAAAGAGCAGAACCCGCGCTCGAAACTCAGCAAGGGCTCGCTCGGAGCCCTCACCGGAACCGACGCCAAGGCGCTCAACGCCTTCGTCGCGTGTCTCCAGCTCTACGCGTACACCGGGAACAAGGAACCGCTCGACGCGGCCCGTGCCGTGCTTGTTGAGATGCAGGACTCGACGCGGTGGATCGCTCGGGAGCTCATCCCGTTCGTTTTGGAGTGGCACGACCGGGAGCGGATCTGGGGGCTCGTGTCACCGCGAGCGTTGGAGGCGGTGATTTGATCAAGAAACGCACAAAGAGAAAGAGAGCCCGGCATAACTGGCTCGAATACCTCAGCCGATCGAGAGCCCGAAAACGGGAAGCGTTGAACGCGATCAAATTGGCAGTAGGTTGCGAACGGTGTGCGGAAAATGATCCGGCTTGCCTGCAATCCGAAACTGAAAAACAGAACTATCTCGAGACTCTACGCGGGCACTTGGAGCATGAAGCGTATCTTGCAAGAGGTTCTCAAGTGCGACGTCATATGCGCCAACTGTCACATGAAGCTACACAGGAAACACGATGAGCGAAAAAGAAGACCTTGGAAATGATCCGGTGCACTATCCCCGACACTACACGGCGCACTCCTCGGGCGTCGAGTGCGTCGACATCGCCGAGCACCTCTCGTTCAACCTCGGCAACGCGCTCAAATACGTGTGGCGGTGCGAGCACAAGGGACGGAAGGAAGAGGATCTCAAGAAAGCGCTCTGGTACGTGCGACGGGAAAAACGGCTCGTGTCCTTGACGGAATCACCACAAATCGATCCAATGATCGCTCTGTACGTGCAGAAGACGTTGGACGCAGAAGAATCGGAGTCGACGTTAGGCAAATTCCTACAAGTTCTGAGCGACGAGCTGCCTGTAATCGATGACTACGTGTATCTTCTCGCCAACCTCGAATCGGTTCTTGGTGGTGAGGAAGGATGAACCACCACGCCCACGCCATGGTCGCGCTCGTCGCTCAGAAGGATGCTGAGCACCTGTACCATCCGCCTGACGGTAGCTGGCCCAGCATGGACGACTGCCTCGAAGCCGAGCGTCTCTACGACGTCGCGTTCGAGGCTGACGCGCGGGCGACGCAGAAAGCGTTCGACGAGGTCACGCGGTGGCTCTGCGGTCAGGGCGAGCTCCCGAAGAAAGGACGGGCGGCGTGAAGAAGTTCGTCGTCGCGGTTTCCGCTCAGCTCTTCGCCGCTTTGACGGTGGGGATGTATCAGGAAGCCCATCCGATGCTGGCCGCTGCGAGTTTAGTAGGCGTGGTCGGCATGTTGATCGACTACGCGAAAATCAAGGAGTCGACGTGAACCCGGAGCTGTACGACCGCCTCAACACGGAGCTCAAAGAAGCGGAGGACTTGTTCTGCGACATGTTCAAGACTGCGGCGATGACGCAAATGGTCAGGGGCGCTCTTCAGTACAAAAAAGTCGGCGATGTTTGGGGGATCTTCTACGCCATCAGCGAAGAGTCGTTCGAACCGATGCTCAATACGTCGATAGTCGTTCGATGTGAGATCGCTGCGGTGCTGCCTGAACTCTGGCGTCAGTGCGAGCTTGCTGATGCCGAGTTGGCCTCAAGAATCGCAACCGCAATCCAATTCGTCAGCGAATTCCGTAAAAAGAGGACCCGATGAACAAGTCCCTGCTCGCGCGCACGAAACCGGAGTTCTACACGGACTACGTATCGCGTCTCAGGGCGATGAACATTTTGTACGAGACGATCGATGAGCTGATCGCAGAAGAGATGCGCGTGGCTCAGTCGCTCTTAGGCGGAAAGTGCCCCAAGTGCGGAGCAC